TCACTTCTCAACATCGCGCGAAAGCTGACTCAGGGAGATAACAGGCGTTTTCAGGTCTTTCGCCATCGCCTTCAGGCTTCCGGAGATGTGAGCAATTGCGAGGTCGTTGCGATCTGCTTTCGGCTTCTCAATCAGGCCAAGATAATCCGCCATGATGAGTGACAGGTTTGGATTTTCCTGTTTGTGCCGTTCTGCGATTGAGCGAATTTCTTCGACCGATAACCGCGAGTCATCGACTACCCATACATCCAAATCTGCAAGCTGACTCATGCCGTTAGCAACACGCGCCCAGCCTTCGTCATCCATCGATGCTGGATTTCGCAGCACGCTAACCGACATCCTCCCGGCGTTGGCAATGCTCCGCTCTGCAATCTGCAATGCGCTCATTTCCATCGAGAAAATCAACACTCCGCGCCGGACGTCAGAACCAGGAATAACGCGGCTTGCAACGCCTTCGGCAATCTTCAGCGCCAGTTCGGTTTTCCCCATGCCAGGACGAGCAGCGATTATCACCAGGTCTTCCGCGTTCATCCCTCCGGTGATAGCGTCAAGTTCTTCGATTCCGGTCTTCAGGGTATCTGACTCTTCTCCGTTCCTCAGACGCCTGTCAAGCGTGTCAGTGTAGTCAGTTATGATTTCCCCTAACCGTACCGGTTTAACCTCGTCACGGGGCTTTCTGATGGCTGAGAGACGCTTTACAAGCTCATCCATCGCCTGACTCGATGTATCGATGGTTCCGCTCTGAATTGGTTCACGCATTTCATCCATGATTTCCAGCACCAGACGGCGGTGATAGTTATCCGCGACCATTCCGGCATATCCCTTCAGGTTTGCGGCACTCGGGCAGTTTTTGCTGGTCATCAGGATTGACGTGAAATGCTCCTCTCCGCACGCCTCGGCAACCATCAGCGCGTCGATTAGGTTTCTGTTTCTCGCCTGCTTGCGGATAACCTCGAAGGCTTTCCTGTAGAGCGGAATTGAAAACGCTTCCGGCTCCAGCGTTGCCAGAACGTCGCTGGCGGTTGGTGTTAATCCACCAATCAGCAGTCCACCGATAACGCTCGCTTCGATATCCTGTTTCATGCAATCCCCCTGTCTGCAAACTTCCCTTCCCGTACTCCCGTTAACGAATCTTCCCTCAGCAGGTAATCAAAATCTGCCGTCCAGCCCGTGTCGTTGTCTCCGAAGTAAAACGGCTTGGCCTGATGCACAAACGCCCTGACATACGCTCTGAAACCGTCCACGTTTGGCGTTTTCAGTTGCGGAATGATTTTCTTCAGGCGACGTTTGCGTTTCTCGTTGACCGCAACAGCGTGTGGCAGTCTGTCACCGACTTCGGTGTTGTAGGCATTCAGGAAGGATTCATAGTCGATTCGTTCTGCCTTGCGACGTTCAGGTTTAACCTGCCCATCGCCTCCCCCATTGGGGGGTAGGGGGGTATTATTTATATTCTTGTTAATACCTTCTTGTTCATGATGTGCGGTTGTTTGTGCGGCTTCATGTGCGCTTTCATGTGCGGCATGTGCGCTGAAAGCCGCGCCATTACTGGCTTCGTCATGTGCGGCATCATGTGCGGTTGTTTGTGCGGCTTCATGTGCGGGTAAATTGTCCATTTTTTGAGCATATTCATGGTAATTTGTGATGGTTATCACACGACCTTTTTGCTTCTCTCCATCAATGGAGATCATCCCCTCTTTCACAAAAACCTGAAGCATCCGCTCAACCTGATCACGGCTTGCTGGCTTGCCATGCCTGTCGCATAACTGAAGACCTAAATCAGCTGCTGTCACAACCAGTTGACCGGGTTGCAGATGCCATTCATGACCTTTGAAATTCGCTTTGTATGGCTTTCTGGCGGCATTCAGGAGAAGGTTTTCCCACAGGGTGCGAAGATAAACATCTTTCGCCCATGACTGTTTCAGAATGCTCCGGTACAACGGAATGTAACCAGTTTTCTGGTTCTCCATCCTGTTGCTCCTGCGCTCGTGTGCGGCGCTGAAATCGTAGATTTTTGCTGTATTGCTCATAACTACCTGCCTTGACGAAAGACCTTAAGAACATCGTTAAACTGACTTACGGATATGTCTTCTTTGAGCAGCTTTTCCAGAAATGCGTTTGGAATGAACGTATATCCCTCCTCTTTTGGTAGAGACGGGAGCAACGCCCTCGCCTCAGCCTTCAGAAGCTCAGTTCTGGCAACTTTCACAAAAGAGATTTGAGTTCTTTCATCAATGGAACGAAGGAAGCGCAAACGCTTAGCTTCTTTGTGTGTATCAGGTGGATTAAAGCCTTTGTTTCGCATATAATTACCTCGTTGGATGTTGTTAAAATTCCATTTGTATTTGATCAGAACGCTCGGTTGCCGCCGGGCGTTTTTTATTGGTGAGTCCATCAAGCGCATACTTAAAAGCCCTGCTAATCGGACTGATATCTGATGCCATTCCGAAAGCACACAAGACCGAGGCAATAAATCTCCAGTCCGTTCTGCTTATCTTCGATTCATGACAGCCAATCATCTTTGCCAGACCGCGCTGGGTAAGCGTTGACAGGTTGATGAGTAAATCTGTTTCTGCGCGATCAACGTCGCGCTGTGATAGTTTGCTGTAACTTGTTTGTTCCATTTCTTACTATTTCCATAGGTAAATAATCACTAATACTCATTTTTCGATGAGTGCTTAATTAGTTACCGCGTTGTCGGCGGTGCAGATTGATAAAGAGCGGTGTTACTTATGCAGTTGTTTTTTTGTTGCTTGGGAAGGGCTTTATTTCTTCCGCATAAACGCTTCCATCAGCGTTTATAGTTAAAAAAATATTTCGGCCTGCATGAATGGCCTTGTTGATCGCGCTTTGATATACGCCGAGATCTTTAGCCGTCTTGGTTTGACCAAAGCGCATTGCATAATCTTTCAGGGTTATGCGTTGTTCCATACAACCTCCTTAGTACATGCAATCATTATCACCGCTAGAGGTAAAATAGTCAACACGCACGGTGTTAGATATTTATCCCTTGCGGTGATAGATTTAACGTATGAGCGCAAAAAAGAAACCGTTAACACAAGAGCAGCTTGAGGACGCACGTCGCCTTAAAGCTATTTATGAAAAAAAGAAAAATGAACTTGGCTTATCTCAGGAATCTGTCGCAGACAAGATGGGGATGGGGCAGTCAGGTGTTGGAGCTTTATTTAATGGCGTCAATGCATTAAATGCTTATAACGCTGCATTGCTTGCAAAAATTCTCAACGTTAGCGTTGAAGAATTTAGCCCTTCAATCGCCAGAGAAATCTACGAGATGTATGAAGCGGTTAGTATGCAACCATCACTCAGAAGTGAGTATGAGTACCCTGTTTTTTCTCATGTTCAGGCCGGGATGTTCTCGCCTGAGCTTAGAACCTTTACCAAAGGTGATGCGGAGAGATGGGTCAGCACAACCAAAAAAGCCAGTGATTCTGCATTCTGGCTTGAGGTTGAAGGCAACTCAATGACAGCTCCGGCAGGATCGAAACCAAGCTTTCCTGATGGAATGTTAATCTTGGTTGACCCTGAACAACCTGTTGATCCTGGTGATTTCTGTATCGCTAGACTTGGTGGTGATGAATTCACATTCAAAAAACTGATCAAAGATAGTGGGCAAGTGTTTTTGCAACCACTTAACCCGCAGTTTCCAATCATCCCATGCAATGAGAACTGCAACATTGTAGGCAAGGTTATCGCCAGTCAATGGTCTGAAGAGACGTTTGGGTGATGTGATAGAGATCATTATTCAATTCGATTGAGAAAAATCATCATAAAGTTTATATCCATTTATTAGATTTTATGTGTATAAATAGTTAAAAATGTACGATGTAGAGATATTTGTGCTTAACATCAATTAATCATTGCTAAATCGTGCTTATTGTTCAGAAATTGCCCAAATTATATTGAAAATCTGTTGGCGAACACCTATATAAGGAGTATAGTTAGTGACCCAAAACGTATTGCCAATCAACAAGAGCTTGCATGACCGAGCTGTTGATGAATTTAATCGTCTGCATGGAACAATGATTGGCGAGATTAGCGCAATGCTGAAAACAGCTAAAGTAGCGCCACTGGTGGATCTCCGTAAGAAAGATCCTACCTTCTTGAACGTTGTCGCAGAATTACGGACATTCAGAGACGTATGTAATGCTCTGATCCCGCACTTTCTTGTAGATAAGACCAGCGAAATCGCTGTCATTGATAAGTTACTTATACTGGCTAATGACCTGGCTCAAGCCATCGATGCTGACGATCCTGACGCATTGTGCGCAGCAATAGCAGCCCTTGATGTTGAGCCTTACATTTAAACGAGGGGAAAAAAAATGACTAAAGCGTTTGACTATACTGCCGTTAGTAAGCTTTTGGCTGAAATGCGCGGATGTGTAGAGCGCGTTCAAAATCTACGCCGCGACTTTGAAGCTCACATCAATCATTCACAAAAAGCGGCTTGATACTTAAGTTAGATAACAGAACCAGAACCCGGCCTCAGCGCCGGGTTTTCTTTGCCTCACGATCGTCCACCTAAAAAACATAATCAATTGTATTTATTGAAAAATAAATAGATACAACTCACTAAACATCGCAATTCTGATCTCTCGATCACCCACCCCAGCAACACACCCCGGCAAAAAATAAATCTATATAAAAAACATACAGATAACCATCTGCGGTGATAAATTATCTCTGGCGGTGTTGACACACATACCACTAGCGGTGATAATAAACACATCAGCAGGAAGCTGGAAGCCAAACGGAACAGATTGGCAGGCTCTTTAACTTCGATGGGGCGCTGACAAAGCGCAAACAGATACCAAACGAGATGGGTTTGGGATTTGATGAATGTGCAGGTCGATGCACTAACGCTTAGCGGTGAGCACCTGCCTTTGGGGCAGGATGGGTAGCCGCAATCAGGGGATCGACACCTGACATCAAATCACCAAAGCCATTTCGCATGGAGAAAAGAAAATGCTGGAAATTATAACCAACCCAATTCTCGGTGGGGCAATCATCACTTTCGCAATCGGCATCGGATTCACTATCTGGTCTGAAGTAGATGACTGGATGTGGGAGCGCAAAAACAAATAATCATCGACACACATTCATGTGTGTCTTCACGGAGGTCATCATGGCGGTAATCGTGTACGGGAAATCAACATTCGCAGGAAATGCCAAAACTCGCCGTCATGAGCGGCGCAGAAAGCTGGCTATCGAGCGTGATTCCATCTGCAACATCGTCGATTCGATCTTCGGCACAGACAGTGAGGAACCTGTTCAGGAAGCCCCGAGAAAACGTTTAAGCCTTTCTGAAAAAGCAATATCACTCGGAAGTCTTCGCTGCAAGAAGGCAGAAGAAGTCGAGCGTAAACAGAACCGTATTTACTACCGCAAGCCACGCAGTGAAATGGGTGTGACTTGTGTTGGTCGCCAGAAAATGAAATTAGGCAGCAAACCACTTATTTGAGGTGATATATGGAAGAACAAGCAAACAAGATTCTCGTAGAACTACTGCAAAAAGCCAGTAATGGAATAGACGCGGCTGTTTCATTTAGCCAGGCACAGATTCCTGATGTCATCCATCAGCTTTTGATGTGGCACGCCGTATCATCAGCTGGAATTCAGGCTATCTGTGTATTGGTGATTATAGCGTGTGTTTATCTGATGATTTTTGCATGGAATAAAGGAGGTGATGCAGATATTATTCTTTTATCACTACTTGTCACATCAGGAATAGAGATTACTTCTATTGTTGTTTTCTTCAATTATTTCGACTGGCTGAAAATTTGGCTTGCTCCAAAACTTTACCTTATCGAATATGCAGCATCATTGGTTAAGTAATTTCAGGCCGCATAGTCGGCCTTTATTTTTGGCATAAACAACAGAATAAACACTGCACTGTGTATTCATTCCAACGAGTGAATACACGGAGCAATGTCGCTCGTAACTAAACAGGAGCCGACTTGTTCTGATTATTGGAAATCTTCTTTGCCCTCCAGTGTGAGGGCAATTTTTTTGACGGAGGAATTATGGAAATTACAGATATTCTGGTTAATCCAGATAATTACGACCAATTCAATATCTCTACTCAATCAGTTGATTTGGGTTGTGCAACTGTCAGCGCATGGCTACTTAATGGTAAACAGTTGGATAAATGCCTTGATGCACATATGACGGTTAACAGCTTCCTTGCAGAAAAGACACACTGGCAAGATGCTGGAGGGAAATATGCTGGATGGCTTGAAAGCATGGGATTTGAATATCAATCTGATGAAGGTTGGTGGAGCCTTATAGCTGTAACTCCTGAGACAATAGAATGCTTCGTTAAATACTCAAACGACGATGACTATAAACACCAGGTGGATTCTGCGATAGAAAGATACAAAAGAAAATCGTTCAACCACGAAATATCATCAGTTCTTGATTTCATAGAAATCTTCAAATAAGCCGCCAAGCGCGGCTTTACCGCATACCAATAATGCTTCACGAGAGGCATTCTCGTTATGCAATCAAATATAAGGAGTTACCCATGATGCACTTTCAGCTCGCGGGTAGCGGCGTCATGTCCGCTTTCTACCAGCACGAATCTGAATTATCACGCCGAGTTAAACAATTAATCAGAGCAGCAAAGAAACAACTGGAGGCGTTATGCGCAATGAAATAGCCATTAATCACCAGATGCTTCGTGCTGCACAGAACAAAGCAGTAATAGCCCGATTTATTGGTGATTCAAAAATGTGGCTTGAAGCAAATAAAGCGATGAAATCAGCTATCAACCTTCCGTGGTATCGCAGGAAATGAGTTTTACAGATAACTGGTCAGACGAAGAATTCATTCGTCAGATGAACAAAATGCTCAATCAGCACAAAGAACAGGAGAAAGATGATGATTCTGACTCTGAATGATAAGCGTGAAATATCGCAAATAATCGCAAGTTTTACTGATGAAGATTACGAGCGAATCAACAGTGAAGTTGATCGCCTCTGCAAACGTTGCGACCCAATAAGCGAAATGCTTCGCTCATATAAACCAGATGAACACACTAAGGACGCTATCGACTGGCTGGAAGATGATGACTGTAACTATCAGGAAAAAGCCGCTGAATGGTTCTGGGATGCAATAACCGAAAGAGTTAAGGCTGAATATGCCTTCGCAATATTCAAACGCAGACACATTTTTGGAGAATCAGCATGAGCAATATCGTTGAATTCGTTAAACAGCAAGAGCAGTTATTCTGCGGAGCATTGACTGAACAGACGGTGACATGGGCTAAGGAAAGCCAGTTTGCAATTCAGTATTTCCAGAAAAATGATTACCTGGCTAAAACAGCACTGGCAAATCCAACCAGCGCACAGAACGCCATCATCAATGTTGCGGCGATCGGCATCACCTTAAACCCGGCTAGCAAACTGGCTTATCTAGTTCCGCGCGACGGCATGGTGTGCCTTGATATCAGTTACATGGGATTGCTCCATATTGCAATGGAGTCTGGTGTTATCTCATGGGGTCAGGCAAAACTTGTTCATGCTAACGATACCTATGAGTCAAACGGGCTTGATAAAGCACCAACCCATAAATACAACGCCTTCGGTGATCGTGGTGATATCGTTGGCGTTTACTGCACAGTTAAGACGCCGGCAGGTGATTATCTAACGGAAGAGATGAGTCTGGCTGAAATTGAGGCTGTAAGGAAAACAAGCAAGGCAGCATTCAGCGATAAAGGACCATGGGTAAATCACTGGAATGAGATGGCGCGAAAGACGGTCGTAAAGCGTGCAAGCAAGTATTGGCCTAAGGCATCACGTCTTGATAGTGCTATTCACGTACTAAACGAAGAAGAAGGTGTATGGACTGAACCAGTTATGCCGCACAAATCAGAGGAAGATATCCGCGAAGATGAACGGAAACGCCAGCAGGAAATAATGGAAAAAGCACAACTTCTTTGTGATGAAATGGCTCAGGCTGAAAACATGGATGATTTGAAGCGATATTTTGCAGAAGCATATCGCCTGACATCTGGAATGAAATTGCAGCAGAACGTACAAGCCATTTACATAGAATGCAAAGCGAAACTGGAGGTTGCCAGTGAGCAAACTATATGAAATAGCCAATGAATACGCAAAATTGATGGATTCAGATTTAGAGCCAGAGATGATTGCTGACACAATAGAAGGCATGGAAGGAGAATTTACCGATAAAATAGAGCAACTTCTCGCCATTATTAAAAATGAATCTGGTTATGCTGAACGCCTCAAGGAAGAGGCAAAGTCACTAAATGAGCGAGCCGCAGTAATTCAAAATAAGATTGACAGCATTATGGCGTATATAGCGTCATCGCTTGAAATGGTTGGCAAGAAAAAGATTCGAGCAGGTATTCACCAGGTAACAATCCGCAAACCGTCAGAAACTGTAGAAATCATCGACTCAAGCGCCCTTCCTCCTGAATACGTTGAGTTCGAAACGACAATTAAAGCCGACAAACTGGCAATCAAACACCAACTAAAAGCAGGAATAAATATCCCCGGTGCTCAACTCAAAGTTGGGAAACCTTCACTTCTTATCAAATAACGGTATCGCCTATGAAAAAGACTCCATGGGAGAAATGGGAAGTCGATTTCTTGCGCGAAGTAGCGGCGACAATGCCAGTTGAAGTTATCGCTGAAAAACTGGAAAGGACTGAAAAAGCAGTAATGGCGAAAGCAACAAGGATTGGCGCTGACATTGTTAGCCGACTTCGTGGAAGACGATGGACAAGAGCCGAAGTATCACTTTTCGGTAAGTTCTCCGCAGAAGAAATAGCAATTGCAACATGCCGCTCAATTTATTCAGTAAGAGCTATGCGATACAAGCTAAAAAAACTCGATGAAGAAAGAGCAGGCATACGAATAAATTAACATGGAGTAATTAACAATGAAGCTAAACATCGACCTTGGAAAATACGTTATTACCGGAACCAAACACGACCTGATTCTTAGTGAAAGAGGAATTATCAAAGAAGGCGAGAATGCAGGGAAAGAAACACTAAGTCGTATCGGTTATTACAGCAAGTTTGAGCATCTGGTTAAAGAGTTATGCAACCGTGAAATCCTGTTATCTCAGGCGCAGACACTACAGGATATTCAGCAGCATATCGAGACTTTAGGTGTATCACTTAGCACGGCTGTTGACCAGTTCGCGGAGAGTAAATCATGAGAGGACTTGCATACAATCCCGGCATTCTTCCGGCAGAAATGATTATTCGCCAACGCGTAAAGCCAATGCCATCGAGAGAGGAATTGCTTAAGAGAAATAGTTTCGGTTCTGTTAATGACAACAAATATCTGAATGCGATGTGGCGGAGTGGGAAGAAATGAAACAAATGTCACTAATTGAGATGGATGGTTTTCTGAAAGGTAAATGCATCCCACGAGATTTAAAGGTTAACGAAACAAACGCTGAATATCTGGTGCGTAAATTTGCTGAAGCGGAGGCCAAGTGCGCGGCGCTGGCAGCGGAGAATGCGGGGCTGAAGTCTGGCGCTATGGACGAAATCAAGGTTATCAACCGTGGAGGTCAGGCATATTGCGTAAAAGATGGAGTGCTAGTTAATCCCATGTATGCAAGAGGGTGGAATGACTATCGCGCAAAGTCTCTGCAATCAGACACCCCAGCCACCGATGCTTTCCTGGCTGAAATTCGTGCACAGGGGGTTGAGATGTTTGCTGACAATCTGTTGTGTCCAGACCTTGATGACACTATCCGTGACTTTGCTTCCCAGCTTCGCAAAGGAGTGCGGTCATGAGCAACATCGACACACTGGCGCTGCGTGAGATAGCAAAACAGGCAACACAAGGCGAATGGGTAGCATTTATTTCGTCGGGTACTGGTACATATGCGGTGCATACACCCGGTGATAAACGATGTGAAGACGTTATCAAATGGACCGGCTTTGATGGACAGAAAAACGCAGAGAACAACGCCCGTTATATCGCAGCTTTCAACCCAGAAACCGTGCTGGCATTACTGGATGAACGGGAAAGAAACCAGCAATACATCAAAAGCCGTGATCAGGAGAACGAGGATATTGCGCTTACGGTTGGGAGGCTGCGCGTTGAGCTGGAAGGCAAAGACAGCAAAATAGCCAATCTTACCGCCGAACGCGATGCTCTTCGTGAAGGTGAGATGGGCGACGCTAGGCATAGCAACACCCGGGCCGCAGCTGATATCTACTTCCAACTGGTCGAGGAGTGCGAAATTCCTGCTGGCGGATCTCTGGTCGAGTACGTTGACGATATGCGCGAGAAGCTGGAAGCCGCAGAGAAGCGGATTGCTGAACTGGAAGCGCGGGAAATATCGCTCCCAGAACGTAGCAGCATGCTTCATCGAACAGATTTTCACGATGATTACCAAACGGTAATGGCATACAAAGTTTCTGAAGTCATCGCTGCAATCCGCGCCGCTGGCATTCGCATCAAATGAGAGTGATATGGCGTTAACACACCGCGAACTCTGTCAGATTGCGTATAAGTTCCTTAAGCGCAACGGGTTCAAGGTTTGCTTTCATGACCGCTTTATAGCTGTAACCAGTACCGGAGAACAGCCAGATGCTATGGGATTCAGAAATTCAGCATCATGCCTGATAGAGGCGAAGTGTTCTCGTGCTGACTTGTTGGCAGATAGAAAAAAGCGTTTCCGTAAAAATCCGTCTCTTGGAATGGGCGACTGGCGATTCTTTATTAGCGAGCCGGGAATTATTTCAATTGAGGATTTACCACCTGGCTGGGGATTACTTCACGTTGTTAACGGAAGAGTACGGAAAGTACATGGGTGGCCCAAGGGTAATTGCTGTTGGGGTAATCCTGACGATAAGCCATTTACTGGAAATAAGCAGGTTGAATGCGATTACATGTTATCTGCATTAAGGCGCATGGAGTTGAGAGGGCACCTTAATGAAATATATGACGGTGTAATTGTTAATAAGAAAGAAGGAAACGCGGCATGAATTCTATTACCAAAGAACGTATCGAATTATTCATTAAAAATCCGCTTGATAACGGACTTACTCGTGGCGAACAAATGGAACTGGCACGGATTGCGCTGGCATCGCTGGAAGCAGATCCAGTTGCTTATATTTTCAAACATCCGGCTGGAAAATTATTCTGGGCTTTAACGGATGAAAGCAATAAAGAGCAATCGGACGTTATTCCTGTTTATGCTGCCGCGCCTGCGCCGGTTGTGCCGGATAATGCATCAGAGCCTCTTGCTTATGCTTACAAAGAGCTTACGCCTGAGATTATGCGCAACCATTTAGCTGTATTCGAGCGATATGGAATAGCCCCAAACGATAGCTCTACCACAATTCAGGCACTGCGAATCGCGCTGGATGGCATAGAGCGGAGCGACGCCATGCTTCATGGTGCCGAACCTGTAAGACAAACTTACAAGTTGAACCAGCTATCGGGCAACTCTCCGGTAACTCCTGATGGTTGGATAAGCTGTAGTGATCGAATGCCAAACGAAGAAGATGTTTTGGTTTATTGTTCAGATACTAAAGAGCAGATGGTAGGGTTTCACAAAGGTAAAGGGTTATTTCAATTCTTTTACATGAATGGTGTTGAGGGGGTATGTGAGCCGTCACACTGGATGCCGCTACCAGAACCGCCGCAGGAGATGAAGTGATGGACTCCTTCGCGAAATATACGATTATTGACTGGATAGCATTCCTTCAGGTTTTGCTCATCTGGTTTTATATGGCTTACAGGAGTGGGCAGTGGATTGTCAACATGGCCCGTAGCAGGGGATGGCGTTGGTGGAACCGAAAGAATAAAAAAGCACTGGCATTGGATTCGTTTTACGAAGCATTCAATCTTAACAGCCTTCAGCCTGGTTCTGTCATTGTAGTCACCACTCAAAGCGGCATGACGATACAAATTCACAAGCCAAAGGAGGAAGGTCGTGGCTAACCTGCAACTTGCCGTCAAAGGTGAATACTTCGATGCCATGATTCGCGGAGAGAAAACGGAAGAGTATCGCTTGTGTAATGACTACTGGAATAAGTGAATTATGTTCCGGGAATATGACCGTCTGATTATCACAAAGGGATATCCGAAGCGAGACGACTCCAGTCGCAGAATGAACGTCCCGTATGACGGATATGAAATCAAGACAATCACACATCCCCACTTCGGCGATAAACCGGTAAAGGTGTTCGCGATAAAGGTGAATATCGGCAATGAATAACAATCCTCGCATTCGCGGGGATTTCTTTTATCTGAACTCGCTACGGCGGGTTTGGTTTTATGGAGATGATAAATGCACTTCCGAGTCACAGGTGAATGGAATGGAGAACCATTCAACAGAGTTATCGAAGCAGAGAACATCAATGACTGCTATGACCACTGGATGCTGTGGGCGCAGATAGCACATGCAGACGTAACCAATATTCGAATTGAAGAACTGAAAGAACACCAAGCCGCCTGATGGCGGTTTTTTCTTGCGTGTAATTGCGGAGACTTTGCGATGTACTTGACACTTCAGGAGTGGAACGCACGCCAGCGACGCCCAAGAAGCCTTGAAACAGTTCGTCGATGGGTACGCGAGTGCAGGATATTCCCTCCTCCGGTTAAGGATGGAAGAGAGTATCTGTTCCACGAATCAGCGGTAAAGGTTGACTTAAATCGACCAGTAACAGGTAGCCTTTTGAAGAGGATCAGAAATGGGAAGAAGGCGAAGTCATGAGCGCCGGGATTTACCCCCTAACCTTTATATAAGAAACAATGGATATTACTGCTACAGGGACCCAAGGACGGGTAAAGAGTTTGGATTAGGCCGAGACAGGCGAATCGCAATCACTGAAGCTATACAGGCCAACATTGAGTTATTTTCAGGACACAAACACAAGCCTCTGACAGCGAGAATCAACAGTGATAATTCCGTTACGTTACATTCATGGCTTGATCGCTACGAAAAAATCCTGGCCAGCAGAGGAATCAAGCAGAAGACACTCATAAATTACATGAGCAAAATTAAAGCAATAAGGAGGGGTCTGCCAGATGCTCCACTTGAAGACATCACCACAAAAGAAATTGCGGCAATGCTCAATGGATACATAGACGAGGGCAAGGCGGCGTCAGCCAAGTTAATCAGATCAACACTGAGCGATGCATTCCGAGAGGCAATAGCTGAAGGCCATATAACAACAAACCCGGTCGCTGCCACTCGCGCAGCAAAATCAGAGGTAAGGAGATCAAGACTTACGGCTGACGAATACCTGAAAATTTATCAAGCAGCAGAATCATCACCATGTTGGCTCAGACTTGCAATGGAACTGGCTGTTGTTACCGGGCAGCGAGTTGGTGATTTATGCGAAATGAAGTGGTCTGATATCGTAGATGGATATCTTTATGTCGAACAAAGCAAAACAGGCGTAAAAATTGCCATCCCTACAACATTGCATGTTGATGCTCTCGGGATATCAATGAAGGAAACACTTGATAAATGCAAAGAGATTCTTGGCGGAGAAACCATAATTGCATCTACTCGTCGTGAACCGCTTTCATCCGGCACAGTATCAAGGTATTTTATGCGCGCACGAAAAGCATCAGGTCTTTCCTTCGAAGGGGATCCGCCTACCTTTCACGAGTTGCGCAGTTTGTCTGCAAGACTCTATGAGAAGCAGATAAGCGATAAGTTTGCTCAACATCTTCTCGGGCATAAGTCGGACACCATGGCATCACAGTATCGTGATGACAGAGGCAGGGAGTGGGACAAAATTGAAATCAAATAA